TCATCACCAAACAATCTCTTTAGGTTTACTGTTTTACCATAAAAAACTACTTTATAAGCATGAGGTAACTGATTTTTCATACTTACACTATTCAAGCTCATAAAACCTTCTCTATAGTCTTGACCGTTTATCTTAATTAGAGCTTCTCTCTTTATTCTAGCATCATATCCACCATCTATATCAAAGTTGTAGTAATGTTTAAATACTTTGTTGTTTGGTTTGCTGGCTGGAATGTTAAACTGCTGAGTATAATCAGTAAATACCTTTGCAATGTCTTTTATGTCCTGCAAGGAGTTGGTTATGTTGATAGATTGTTCTTCAAACAAGTCTAGTCTTTGATAAGTTATAGCTTCTCCATAACCTGCTGTATTTATATATAGCTCTACTTCTCTACGCATTATCTTACAGTATTGATTTTATCGTATGCAAACTCTACTTGTATTGTATAGTTGATTAATTTGTCATTTAATCTTGTTCTAAATGAGAAATCATTAGATGTAGCCTTAACAGGTAGTGTTTTGTTGTCATATTCTATCCATATTCTTTCGCTTAACATCATTTGCTTAAACACTTCGTTATACTCTTCAGGATAGAAGCCTGTATTTAGTGTTAAAGACTCTTTTGCGTTTACATTAAAGGTCTTATACTGATGCTCGTAAGTATTATAAGAGCCATTGCTTATAATAGTAGACCTAAACTCTTCCTCTGTCTTAGAAATAGATAAATCACTACGTTTAAACATCCATAGGTCTTGATATGCACCAAATTTGTTTATAAATGTCAATTTGTAAGGTGTAAACTTGCATTCTTCTATGTTTTGCACATCTATAACAGTTACTCCTTCTGTTCCGTCTACATAAACTGTATCTGCAGGATAAATACCTATTTGACTCAAGAATTTATCAAGACAACTAGAGCCTTCATAAGTACCTCCGTCTAAAAGCACTCTATCCTCATAACTATCTACACCTGCAGCTTCGTTGCTTATGTAAAGTATTTGGTCTTGCGCTCTATAAGTTCCTGAAGGACTAAAAGTATATATCTGCTCTCCTTTACTAAAGAAAGCTACACTTGTTGTGTTTGTAGGGTCTATAGGTATTCTTAAAGGAGCATCATCTGGTTTTAATATTGTTGTGTTCGATTGTAAATATCCTTGTGTTAGCTGAGGATTCGCTCCATCTTCAAAGTAACCATATCCATCATAAGCTCTTTCTGCATATACAGGTGTTCCTACTGTAGAACCACCAGAAGTTGCCTCTGTAACCCTGTAATCTACAAATATTGTTGTTGCTTCTTGCTCTGAAGTAGAGATAGCTGGATAATCTCCATTAAATTTACTATTTATATAGTCTTTTATTAAGCTGCTTATCTCAAAGTTTACTTTTTCATCTACTGCCGTAGCACTTAGTATGTAGGTAGGAGTACCGAATGAAGTGTTTGCGTGTCCATGATAAATAATCAACTCTAATTTAGCACTTGTCAGCCCTGTAGCTGATACATTGATAAAGTATGGGCTTCTTGCGTTTATTTTAGCCATTTGTTTTTATTTTATTTAATTCTTCGTCTAAACCACTTACCCAAGCTGATAGTAAGTCGTCATCAAATTCGTTTAATACATTATTTACTGCTCTGTCTATAAAGTTACTTCCAGAATAACCAAATCTCTTTATAGTACCTTGTTCATAGATACTTTGAGCAATAGCTCTTGCTGATTGCATTCTTGTTTTTCCTCCTTCTGGACTAATTCCTTTAAAACTCATCCACCTTTCTATGTCTTTGGCAAAGCCTTTAGGAACTCTTGCTCCAGCCTTCCTTCCCTCGTCCACAGTCATTGCATAGGAGGACATAAATATTTCTATGTTTGTGCCTACTATGTTATAATACATAGTGTCATGCAGTTTGTTAGAAGCTCTTGTTCTATCTTTAGATAAATTAGCTCTAAGCCTTTCTACAGCTTCAGAGCCTAATCTTTCTAATGCTCTTCTAACCAAATCCTGTTTCATTAGCAGATACTTATATCATTAATCATAACAATATCTACTTCTGCTTCCCAACCAGCTAACTCATTCTCAAATCTCTCTTTGAATGGCTGACAACTCATTGTGTCATCTACCTGCAGCTTATCAGCTCTTAGATTACCTCTTTTTAGTTTAGAGAATATTAAATTCATTACCTGTAATTGTGTGTTTAGTACATCCTGTAGGTTATTGTTTCCATAAAATACATCTTTTGAATATTGCTCTTTATTGTAATCTATTATGTCTGCACATAATACCTGCAATGTAAATGTAATAGATTGTGAATCTATAACTGCATTAGAGATGTTTAGGTGAGTAATAGGAAAAATATCTGTTTTGTCTAAGTTGACTTCAGTAATATCTCCAAAGCTAACTGTGTTTACATGATTGTTAGCTCTTAACTCATCCTTAATTTTGTCTAGTAAGTCGTATACTTGTGTCATATTTATTTTCTATGTGCCTTTTTTATTAAAGCATTTTCTATTCTTGTTTTATCCTTTATATACTCCAAATACATCATACAGGTATGTACTGGTAGTTTTGTAGCTTGGTCAATCTTTGCTGCATCTTCTTGAGCGATTGTAAATATTGATTGATACCAACCCCATTTTTTTCCAAAGTTTGCTTGAGCTGAGGTGGAAGTTCCTTCCCCTTCAACTGCTGCTGTAAATAATCCAGCGTATAGCTTGGTAATTTGCTCCCTAAACGATAAAAAAAAACCATTGCTCCTATCGCTACATTAACAGGCATATCTAACATTACATCAGAATATTTATGACTGCCTTCATAATCCATTATTCTATAGAACTCATTCTTCTTAAAGATGACTGGTCTAAACAATACAGCCATTGCTTTATGCATCTTATCCCAATCAGAGATATAACCATCTAAATCAATGAACTCTCCAAAGGTCATCTCGTCTAGCTTTGGTATAAAACCAAACTCAACAACCGTCTCATCCCCATACTCATCTGTTGCCGACATACTAAATCTCGGTATTAAAGGAGTTTCCTCCTTAAAACAGTTGTTTATGGCATCTATGGCGAAATCAAAGTTGTTTAAGGGAATCTTAAACGTATCTTCTATTTCTAATCCACAGAATATCTGCAGCATCTTTGTCTTTATATATACCTCATCTTCCTTATCCCACTTATCTAGTATCTTTAGATACTTTTGATACTGTCTAAGGCTTATTCCTGCCAATGTTTGAGGTATAGACAGTTTGTATTCCTTTATCATACTATGATAACGAAAATCAACACATTCTGTTTTTTGTTAATAAGTTGTTTATAGAAGAATAAAACAAAAATAGAAAATATCGTTATCTTTATATAAGTAGTTGCAAATCTACATAAGTTGCCAAACTTCAATACCCTATTAAATATGGATGATTGTTGGAACAGATAACCTAAATCTCCTTGTGAATGGCAGTACTAAACCCTTTGTTATTTTCGTATGCGCCCTAGTACTATTCCACATAACGAGTAAACTGCTAACCAAATATCTAGCAAATATTATTTAAAATAACAATTATTATAGGTGGGCGAATAATACCTTACCAATCTACTTTTTACATATATATATATTTTTAGAATATGAGTTTTATATAAATTCATTTTGGATGAAATCATTAGAATGGATAACTCCACCTGCCATATATTCATTTTACGTCAAATGCATATAATAAACATTTAATTTAAAGCTATTTAGAGACGATTTAAGAGATGTTTAATAATTATATGTAGTTTGGTATGTGATGAGGTGTAAAGTATGCTTAAATGATGTTAAAATTGGTTGTTATTTCATAGGCTTTTACAAGCGTTCTAAATCAACAACTTATAAAAAAGGTGTATATATATAAAGGATATAAAAAAAGCCCTTAAACACGTGGTTAAGGGCCTCATTTGAACTAACTAAAATAAACAAACCAAACTAACTTATTAAAGTTGCTTTAAATGTTTTTATATTTCTTTTTCTATTAATAAATCATTGTATAAGGTTTCGGGATGTTGCCAATCAACTAAATCAAATAGCGTTTGAGCCAACTCTCTATTATCTTTTGCTATCTCCAGAAAATCATTATAAGTATATTTATTGTCGGTCAATTCTGGAACATAGCATGTACCTTTTCTATTTTTAAACGCTTTATAATCTTTAAAGCAATACCCGTTGTCTGTTGCAAATCTTTCTATTTTTTTCATTTTATTTTAAATGTTTTTAATGTGGTGTGACCAATAAGAAAATATTTGTTCTATTGTTTCAATGTCTGTTTTAAATTCTTTTTCTATTCCTCTAGCATAGATATTTTCTATTAGTTCGTTTGTGTGATGCTCTAAAGCTTTTAAGTCATCTTTTAAATATGCTTTTAGTTTTTTATTGTTTGTGTTTTCCATTAGTTTATTATTTGGGTTACTTTCATACATAGAGTAAAAAAGGTAATAAATAATATTATAAATAAGATTATTTGTCTGCTCTCGTTCTCTTTGTTTGTTTTCTTTATTCTTTGCCTCATTAAATTATTAAACTCTTGTAAGGTTAATACTTCAATCTGTTTGCCATAATGAACACATATTTTGTTTGTCTCTAGTAGTTTTATTTCTGTAATTTCTTTCATGTTTAATTGTTTTAGTTGTTATAGACGCCTAACTAGTGACGAATCCCTGCAGAGAAACCAATTTTATTAGGCGTTTCGGATATTAAAATCCTCATCAGTATAACTCTGTTAAAATGTACTAATAAAGCCATTTAAAGCCCATTGACCAACAACTGAAACCAATGTCAGCATAATAACGCCAAAGGTTAATAGTTGAACTTTTGCAAATGTGTCTAAATTTCTAAATGTTTTAATTGTTTTCATGTTTTTTTGTTTTTATTGTTTATTAATTATTTATAGTACAAATATAAACAATTTTGTTAATATGTACAACTTTAAATGTTAAAGTTTTGTTAAAGAAATGTTAAAATTTTATTCTAGTTCTTGCGCCTCTGCATATTCGAACCAGTCGGCATCTGTCCAGCTTTCATAATCTGGATAATCATATTCAAAAAAACCATTATTTAAATAGAATTCTTTTATATATTCTAATGTTAATTTTTTCATATTATTAAAGTTTTATTCATCTTCTTGCCATATTCCACAATCAGAGCAGTAAGAATCCATGATTAATTGGTTATAAGTTACCTCTTTACTATTACAATTTTTGCAAGTTTCCTCATTATTAAATTTTATATTGTAATCCTTTAGCCATTCTTT